CTCGGGGTCGGAGCGGCGTTCTCGCCAATCGCCCGAGCGGTCAGACCGCCGGTACGCCGGGCGACGAGCAGCGTGTCGCTGTTCATCGTGACGTTGCGAGCGTTCGCCGGGAACGCGCCGAACTCCTCGACCAGCCGGATGATCTCGCTCGACAGTTCGGCGTTCACGAGCACGCCGCCGAGCGAGTTGATGCCACCGGCCTGGGCACGATGCTCGACGCCGTGGTCATCACACCACCGGCGAGCCTCGGCGTCGTTAAGCAGCGTCGCCTTGAGCGACATGCCTGCACGGTACGCCCGCTCTTCGGCGTTCGGACCCTTGAAGCCACGGAGGTTGTGCGACGCCTTGGGGATCGCGAAGTAACGCTTCTCAGCCACGGCGGGCTCCTTGTCTTCGGTGACGGAATCGACCTTCTTGGCCGGGGCGGCACGCTCCAGCACGGAACGCAACTCGAGGCTCTTGGCCTGCACTCGCTCCAGGAACGCGATCCGCTCGCGGAGCTTGTCGGCCTTCTGCTCCAGGCTGCGGAGGGACGCTTCCTGCTCCTCACTCATGGGAGCGGCGTCTTCGCCCTCGGGGGCGTCCTCGGTCATCGCCTCCATCTCGGCAACGACAGAGGCCAGTTCGTCCAGCAGAGCCTTGAGCTTCTCGACAGCCACGGGCGCGTCTCCTGTGTTCGGGAAGCGACGGTCTCTTGCCGTCGCCTACATCGAACCTAGAAACGCGAGGCGGGAACCACGCAGTTATGCGTTGGCACCAGTAAAGAACTTCACGCGGCGAATCTCGCCCGCATGGATCACTTGCTTGTCGGTGCAACTGCACCGCGTGCATCGCAGATAGCGAGTCTGGTACTCACCGCTGCGGACGCTCGACGCAACCGTCAAGCGGCCCTCACGACACTTCGGGCACGAATCGCCACTAGCGGCCATGCGTTTTCAGATACTCGCGGAGTGATGCCGCCTTGCCGCGAGCCTGCAAAACGCGGTCAATCTGGCGACGTTGAACATCAGCCGACGCGGAACGCCACGCATCGTAGGAACGCTGGGCAACCTTACAGTCAGTGTCTGGGTACGCCGGAAAAGTCGTTGGTGACACGTCCAGCAAAGAATCGACGGCCAAAATTGTCCTGACACTGCGGCCATCCTCCTGGCTCCAAGTCTCGCCGCCGCTTGGGACAGTGAACGAGAATGACGAGCCCCGCACGATGCCAGCCTGGATGTTTGCAGCCAAGTCCCGCCCGTAGGTCGTGTCGGGCACCGGGAACTCGTACCGCAGCCCAACCTCGTCCACCGTCATCCGCAGCGTGCCGGGATAGCGGGCCAGCGGGAAGTTCGGGTCGTGATTCCAGAGCGCCCGCGTCTCCAGGGGGCGACGCCGCCCGCGACGCTCCACCACGATGCCGAACGCACCGGGGTCCAGCCTTTCCACGAAATCCCCCAAGTCCAAACTCAAAACGCCGAACTTGGCAGCGTAGCCGACCACCCATTCCCGCTCGGCACCGTCTTCGCTGCGGCTCTCGACCGTGAGCAGCGGCACCGCCGACTCCACCTCGTCAATCGCCAGCGAACGTCGCTCGATGTTGCCCATGATGCTCCTGCCCTCGTTGTCTGCGGCGTCAATCTGCCGCGTTAGTTTGTTTGCCCACGCCTGGCCGGGGTCGCCGCCCCACAGCGCCCAGGCAATCCGCCCCGCGCTCGGGAAGCCGTCTTGATCGGGGCTCCACCCTTCGCCTTGCTTGTCCACCTCGTGCCGGGCGAAGTAGCTCGCCATCCGCTTCGCCGTCTCGGGGCTGATGTTCGTGCCGTTCGACAGGTCTCTCGCTCGGGCAACGCCGACTGCCGTGCCGCCTCGGCCGAACTCGCCGCGCCATGCCAGCCCCTTTGCCGCCTCCTCCCGCACGCCCGCCGGGGGCGTGAAGTCGATGTGGTCATACCTCGCCATCGGTCTTCTTCCTGCGGCTCCGCTTCTTCGGTGCCGGTGCCGGTTCATCCGTGATCGTCTGCGGGCTGTCATCCACCCACACGTCCACGTCGATGCCAGCCGCCCGGGCCGCGTCGGCCTTGAGCGTGTCGCCGCCAACGAGCAACACTTGAGAGAACGCATCGGCGTACTCGCCCAGCGTGTCGGTCACGACCTGGCGGTCTTCCTCGGGGCGGCGCGAAATCATCACGACCGTGTTGCCGTCCGCCACTGACTTGCGGGCGAACTCGCCCCACAATGCCGGGTCGGCCGCGAACGTGCGGTCGAAGTCGATGCTGATGGTCAAGGCACGAGCCTCGGGCAGCGAGCGACCCAGCGGCTCCACTGGCGGGGCCGCCTCGGGCACGGCACTCGGTACCGGCGATTCAGGCACGCCAGCGAGGATGGCGTCGATCTGCGGCTGCGAGATGGACGGGAAGGCTGCCGCGACCGCTGCAGCGGCACCGCTCTTGGTCAAGACGCCTGTGCTGACAGCCTGCAGGATCGCGAGCAGCCCCGTGATTTGGGCACCGTTGAGCGAGACGTCGGCCACCTGCGGCTCGGCGTCCGCAGCCGGTTCCGGCGAGGGAACCGTGACATCGACCACCGGCTCTTCGACCACCGCCGCCGGGATCGGCTCGGGAACCGCAGCCGCCTTGTCTAGCGTGGTCATATTCAACTGCACGAACCGCACGTCACCGCCATCGACGGGGTTCAGATTCTCCCACGACCGCAACTCGTTGACGCTCGCCACGCCCATGTTCCAGAGCGATTGGTAGAACGCCGCCCGACCAGCGGCATCGGCCCGCAGCACGCCACGGGTGTCGAACTCGGCAAAGTATTCGTCATCGCCTTCCAGCAAGTCGCGGGTGATCGCCGACTCGATGCGCCGCAGCCACGGCGTCAGGCCGTTCGTGAGGAAATCCAGCGACTGCTGTTCGATATTCGAGAACGACGAACGCGAGAGGTCGCCCACGAGATGCGGCGGCACGCCGTAGATGCGGCAGATTTCCTCGACCTGGAATCGCCGGGCCTCAAGAAACTGCGACTCCTGATTGTTGCCGCCCAACTCGTTGACCTTGAGCCCGCCCTGCAACACAGCGGCACGGTGAGCCCTCTGCGGCCCGCCACCGTGGACCCGCTCCCACTGATTCCGCGTGCTCTCAGCCGCCTCGGGCGACAGCACTTGATCGGTAGTCAGGATCACGCCCGGCCGTGCACCGTTACCGAAGAACGTCGCCCCGTGGATCTCGCACGCCCGCGCCAGCCCGATGGCGTCACGGGACAACTCGACCATGCTCATCCCGTTCACGCCGTCATCGCTCATACCCCGCACGACCAGAATGGCGTCCTGGGCATAGGTCGTCGTGCCGCCAGAATCCTCGCGGTACTTGTAGCGAAGCCGCCCGTTCTCAATCCGCTCGGGCTTCATCCGCGACGGGTGCAACGGCACGAGTTCGCTGAGTTGACCGCTGGTGTAGACCTTCTCGCTATACGCTTCACTGTGCGACAGCAGGTGCAGCATGAGTTGCTCACGCCACTCAAAGCTCGTCTGCCACGAGTTCGGCTGCGAATGGAGAAGCCGATACAGCGGATGCTCGCGGGCAACCTCCTTGCCACCACCAGGAAGCCGCCGATAGAGGTGCAACGGCAACCCTGCGACCGACGTAGACAGCACGCGGATGCACGCCAGAACCACGGTCGAACGCAACGCCGTCTCGGCGTCTACCTTCACCCCAGACGGGTTGCGACCGCCGCCGCCGTAGCCGCCCGACTCATAGTCGAAGTGCCGGGCGTCACTCTCAGGCAGCCACAGAATGCGGTTGTTTTGGGCGATCATAGGATGAGGATGGAGGGTTCAGCGGCAGGCTTGTTCGTGATCTTCGAAGACTCCAGGCCACCCAACGCGAAGATGAGTGCAACGATGCCGTCGATGCGGCCCGTTGATTTCTTCTTCACCGGCCGCACGTCCTCAAAGGCGTTCATCTCTACGGTCACGTTCGCAGCCATCCAAGACAGCACAGGGTTGCCGCCATGCCGGATCTTGGATTGCAGGACTAGCGACTCGAGCCGCTTCGTGGGCGAACTCATGCCGCGAAACCCTAGTCCTGCAATCCAA